GCGCCGACATTAGCGACCGCTATGGGCGGTCCTTTGGCTGGCCTTGCCGTCAAAACCCTTTCCAACGTCCTGTTAGGCCATGAAGATGGCGATCAGGAGGCCGTAGCTACAGCTCTTCAAAATGCCACACCGCAACAGTTGGCTGATGTCAAAAAAATTGACGCTGATTTTAAAGTTCGCATGAAGGAACTTGAGATCGATCTTGAGCGCATCAGTGCCGGTGATCGTGACAGCGCCCGCAAGCGCGAAATGGAGATCAAGGACCACATGCCAAAGGTCTTGGCTGCGGGAATCACGGTTGGCTTCTTTGGTTGCTTGTTCTGGATGTTCGTCTATGGCGTCCCCAAGAACGGCAATGAGGCATTGCTATTGATGCTTGGCGCTTTGCAAACGGCCTTTACAGGCGTGATCGCCTACTATTTTGGTTCATCTTCCGGCTCAAAGGCCAAGACGGACCTCATGGCAACAAAGGACAAATAAGATGGCTGCGGAGAATTGGGAGAAGGCGTTTCAGATGGTCCTCAAACATGAGGGCGGCTATGTGAACAACCCAAAAGACCCCGGCGGCATGACAAATCTTGGCGTGACCAAAAAGGTCTGGGAGGAGTTTGTCGGCAGAGAAGTTGACGAGCGTGAGATGCGGGCGTTAACTCCAGACGTTGTTAAACCTTTGTATAAAAAGAACTATTGGGACAAGATCAAGGGCGATCAACTTCCATCAGGAGTGGACTATGCTGCTTACGATTTGGCGGTCAATTCTGGTACGGGTCGTGCCGCTAAATACCTTCAGCAAATTGCTGGGGTTCATGCCGATGGTGTAATTGGCCCCAAGTCTATGGAAGCCATTTTGGCTTGCGACCCAGAACAGACGGTTGATGCCATCTGCGACATGCGTTTGGACTTCCTCCAAAGACTGCCGACTTGGAATACTTTTGGCAAGGGCTGGGGTCGCCGTGTAGAAGAGGTTAAGAGCATTGGCCTCCAGATGGCAAAAGCTGAGTGATCGTGGTATAACAGCGGGATAGCGGAGTTCCCCAAATGACCACAGGATTGTCATACAATGGCACAGTAGCTGGTACCACTAGCTATGTTCAGCAGATTGCCACAATGGCAGTCGTGGAGCCGACCAACCCTGAGTTTTTGGTCATTCTGCCACAAATGATCACCTATGCGGAAAACCGCATGTATCGTGATCTGGATTTCTTGTTCACCTCTATTTCCACGACAGCTTACGGATTGGTGGTGGGAAACCGTCAGATTTCTGTCCCAGCCGGAACTTTTGTCGTGCCGGAGCAAATCAATGTCCTTATTGGCTCCAGCGACCCAGATACGGCGACTCGTCAACCGTTGCTTCCCACGACTAAAGAATTTCTGGATGCCGTTTATGGGTCAGGCGCTGCGGCTAATCGCGGTATACCTAAGTATTGGGTTCCTTTTGATGATTATACGTTTCTTGTAGGGCCGTATCCTAACCAGAATTACACTTGCGAGATCGTCGGCACCTATCGCCCAGATAGCTTGTCAGCGACCAACACGACCACATTCATCAGCTTGTATCTGCCTGATCTCTTCATCATGGCCTCCATGATTTACATCTCGGCCTATCAGCGCAACTTTGGTCGCGCCAATGATGACCCGCAGATGGCTGTGACCTACGAAAGCCAGTACCAAGCTCTCTTGGCTAAAGCTGATCTGGAAGAGAACAGGAAGAAGTTTGAAGCGGCGGCTTGGTCTTCGCAGGAACCGTCCATCAGCGCCACACCGACGAGGTAATGTATGCCACGCGCCTCGTTCAAGTTACTTCCCGGCGTTGATCAAAACAAAACACCGACCCTCAACGAAGCGGCTATCTCTGAAAGCCAGTTGATTCGGTTTATCCCAGACCGGACGCTGGGTGGTCTTGTTCAAAAACTTGGCGGCTGGACTAAATTCTTTCCTAATACTTTCAGCTCTATCATTCGCTGCCTTTGGGCTTGGGAAGACACAAACGCTAATTCGTATCTTGGCGTTGGCGCTGAAGGTAATGGGGGTGGGTCGCTGCAAGTTGTTACTAGCGGCGTTTCGATAAATATCACACCTGAGAAAAGCACTTACAATGTTGCCGTAAACGTTTCAACAACGTCTGGCAGTGATGTGGTTGTCATTACCGACACGGGCCGTAATGTTAGCAGTTATGATGTCGTTGACATCCAAACCCAAATTAGTGTCGGTGGGCTTATCCTGTTCGGCCAGTATTATTGTTATGCCATTGGTGCCAATACATATAGAATCTATGCGACTGATGTTACCGGCGCACCAGAATTGGCTACATCAACCGTTACCAATGGCGGCGCTGTTGCTAATTTTACAACATTGAACGGCACTAATGTTGTCACTGTCACACTAGCGGACCACGGGTATGTTGCGGGGGAATCATTCCCTGTTTTGATTGCTACAACGGTTGGTGGCATAACCTTTTACGGCAATTACAGTATTCAAGAAGTTGTAAGCACCAGCCAATTTAAAATTGCTGGCACCTTAAATGCTTCTTCATCGACCAGCGGATACATGAACAGTGGCAGCGCCCATTATGTTTATTATCGCGGTGTTGGCGCTCTTCCGGGTGGCGTTGGATATGGTGTTGGAGGGTATGGTCTCGGTGGATACGGAACGGGTGTCGCTCCCGTCATTGTACCCGGAACGCCAATCAATGCTGTAGATTGGACGCTGGACAACTGGGGTGAGACTTTAATTGCTTGCCCGCTAAATGGGCCAATATATGCGTGGTCGCCAACATCAGGATCACCAAGAGCCGCAATTATTGGGGACGCTCCTGCGGTTAATGAAGGCGCATTTGTTGCCATGCCGCAGCGTCAAATCATTGCTTGGTCATCGACCTTCAATGGCATTAAAGACCCGCTTTTGATCCGTTGGTGCGATGTTGAGAATTACAATTCTTGGATTGCATCCCTGACAAACCAAGCTGGCTCGTATCGCATTCCTAAAGGGTCACGCATCGTTCAATGCATCCAAGCGGGCCAGCAGGCTTTGATTTGGACCGACCTTGGCATTTGGGCCATGCAATATGTCGGCCCTCCATATGTCTATCAGTTCAACGAACTTGGCACAGGTTGCGGCTTAATTGGGCGCAAGGCGGCTGGGTCGATGGGTGGTGTTGTCTATTGGATGGGGCAGAGCCAGTTCTATCGTCTATCTGGCGGTGGCGTTGAGCCAATCCGTTGCCCTATTTGGGATGTCATTTTCCAAGATTTGGACACGACCAATCTTGATAAAATCAGGATCGCGCCAAACAGCCGATTTGGCGAAATCACTTGGTATTATCCAACCCAGAGCAACGGCGGCGAAATCAATGCTTATGTGAAATATAATGTTGTTTTGGACCAGTGGGATTTTGGCACTCTTGCCAGAACCGCATGGATCAATGAATCCGTTCTTGGACCACCTATCGGCGCAGGCACAAACCGATACATTTATCAGCATGAGACATCGCCGGACGCTGATGGGCAGCCGATGGATTCGTCTTTTCAAACTGGTTACTTTGTCATCAACGAAGCTGACAATAAAATGTTTATCGACCAAGTTTGGCCGGACATGAAATGGGGTTATTACGGCGGCAACCCAGACGCAAATATAAACCTTACTTTTTATGTCACAGATTATGCTGGTCAGACACCGACAGCGTATGGGCCATATACTCTCACTGAGGCTACAACATTCATTACACCTCGGTTTAGAGGGCGTTTGGTATCGGTAAAAATTGACAGTAACGACATTGGGTCATTTTGGCGACTTGGAAACATGCGCTATCGGTTCCAGCAGGATGGTCGATTCTAATGACAGCCTCTCTTAGTGACATCCTAACTACTCAAAAAAATGGTGTTGTTGCGCTCAACAACGTCTCTCAAAGCAACCTTCGTGGTCAGGGGATAGCCACCTCGTCCACCGTTACGGCCAGCACAATTATATTTAGTGGCAAAGGTTATATTGTTAGTTTTGCTGTGGTCGTTGCTGGAAGCGCAAGTGGCTTAATCAATAATGCTTCATCTACAGTGTTGCCTTCAGCAACAAACGCTCTTTGCGCGACACCTAATGTTGTCGGTATTTATCCTGTAGGGATGGTGTTTACAAACGGCCTAACAATTGTTCCGGGGACGGGTCAGTCCATCAACGTCACATACACTCCGGGGTAAACCATGCCGCTAAAAAAAGGCTCTTCTCAAAAAACTGTAAGCTCCAACATTAGTGAGCTTGTTCATACTGGCCGACCGCAAAAGCAGGCTATTGCCATTGCTTTAAAAACGGCTCGTGAAAGTCATGCTCGCGGTGGCGTGTCTTTCTTTGGCAACCCCGGTGAGGGTGGCACGGAGAAAGTTCATGTCGGGCCGATCCACAGTCCTGTTGCAGGGAGGACGGACCACCTTCCTATGCACGTTCCTTCTGGTGCTTACGTCATTCCCGCCGACATCATTTCGGCGATGGGCGAAGGCAACACAATGGCAGGATTTAAGGTCGCCAACACCATCTTCAGCCGCGCTCCCGAAATGTCAGGAATGCCGGGCCTTGATGCCCAACTAGGCATCCCTCATAAAGCTGATGGCGGGGCTACAGAGCCTCCTGTGCCGATTGTGGCTGCGGGTGGGGAATATGTTATTGCGCCTGAAGATGTCGTTCACATTGGAGAGGGAAACCTCGATAATGGGCATCAGGTTCTCGACTCTTTTGTTAAGAAAATGAGAGCCAAAACTGTCGAGACGCTGAGAAAGCTTCCCGGCCCAAAGAAAGATTAAAGGGGAACTTTTGAATGTTTGATGACCTGAATATCCGAGCTGGTGTGCCAAGCGATATTCATCAGTTGATGGACCTAGCCATGAATGCCAGCAAGGAGCTGGCCTTCGTCAATTATGACCCCGAAAAGATTTTGGCCGAGATTTGGTCAGCTCTTCATCAGGAGAACGGAATTGTGGGCGTGATTGGCCCTGTAGGCGGTCAAATTGAAGGGGCGGTCCTACTCAGAACAGGTGCCATGTGGTATAGTTCTGAAAAGGTTTTGGAAGAGAAAGGAATTTTCATCCATCCTGACTTCCGTAGTGTCAAAGGAGGCCGCGCTCGCCGCCTCTGTGAGTTTTCTAAGCGGGTTGCGGACCAATTGGAAATGCCTTTGATTATTGGTATTCTGTCGAATGACCGATTAGAGGCAAAGGCTCGGCTTTACGAGCGTCAATTTGGTAAGCCATCGGGGACGTTCTTCCTTTATGGCGCAACACCCGGAACCGGATCGGTAAAGGAACACTGATATGTGTGGTGGCGGCACTCAGACAACAACCACGAAGACCGAAATCCCACCAGAGGTTCTGGCGCGGTATAATTCGGTTAACGCCCGTGCTGAAGAAGCCGCCAAAACACCTTTCCAGCAGTATGGCGGCGAGTTTGTCGCTCCATTAAATCCAACTCAACAGGCCGGTATTCAGGCCACCAGCAACTATTCTCAGACCGCACAGCCTTTCTTCCAAGCCGCCACACAGGGCTTGCAGCAGGCTGGGACCGCTGGCATGGCAGGCACTCTTGCTGCCTATCAGCCACTGGCTCAGGGTTATTCTCAGGGGCAGCAGTATAGTGACATTGCCGGTCAACTTTACGGGCAAATTCCTGCCGCTGCCTCTCCATACTATCAAATGGCAACTCAAGGGCTTGGTGCTGGTCTCCAATATGCTGGCGGTTTAAATGCTCCTGCCGTTGGCGCTGCCTATGCTGCTCCATATCAGGCCGCGCCTCTTCAAGCTTATGGCGCTGGAGCCATTACGGGAGCGCCGGGCGCGGCACAGGGCGCAAATGCGGCGGCACTGCGTTCTGCAATGGGCGCTCAACGGCAGGCACAGCCGTATTATGGTGCCGCATCTGAGTTAACCGGCGCTGGTGCTGGTAGCGTAGGTGCTTTGACGCCGCAGCAAATTGCTCAGTATCAAGACCCCTATGTTCAATCTGTTGTGTCGCCGACATTGCAGGCTTTGAGGCAGCAACAGGGTCAGGAACGTTCAGCGCAGCAGGCGCAGGCCATTAGGGCGGGCGCTTTCGGTGGGGACCGTGCTGGTCTTGAGCGGGCAAATCTTGCTCGTCAGCAAGAGCTGGCAACGTCTCAGGCGATTGCTCCGCTTTATTCACAGGCTTATCAACAAGCCGTGCAGACTGCCGCTGGTCAGCAGGGTGTCGAAGCCCAAAATCTTGCTCGTCAACTTCAGGCTGGTCAGCAGTTTGCTGGTCTTGGTCAGGGTCTTGCAGGTCTCGGTTTCCAAGGCGCTCAGACGCTTTCGCAACTTGGTCAAACGCAATATGGGCAGCAGCTCGGCGCTGGTCAGGCAGCGGCTGGCCTTGGTCAACAGCTTTATGGACAGGGCGCTCAACAGGCGCAGCTCCTTTCTGGCCTCGGCCAAACTGGGTTTGGTCAACAGCTTCAGGCCGCACAGCAGGCAGCCTCTTTGGGGCAAAATGTCACTGGTCTTGGTCTGCAAACGGGTCAGGCTTTGCAGGGTCTCGGCCAACAACTTTACGGCCAAGGTGCTGGTACTGCTCAACAACAGGCTGCTCTTGCTCAACAACTGTATGGGCAGGGTGCTGGTACGGCGCAGGCTTTGGCTGGCTTGGGAACAGGATCGCAGGCCGCTGCATTACAGGGCGCACAGGCTCAAATTCAGGCCGGAACACTTGGTCAGCAGACGCAACAGGCTCAGGATACGGCTCTCTATCAGCAGTTCCTGCAAGAGCGTGGCTATCCCTATCAACAGGCTCAGTTCCTCGCCAACATCGCGATGGGTACTGGTGCGCTATCTGGCAATACCCAGACGCAGACTGCTCCTGCATCGTTCTTCTCTGATAAGCGCCTCAAGCATGACGCCGAGAAGGTCGGCGAGATGCATGATGGCACGCCAATCTATCGCTTTAAATATAACGGCTTGGATCACACCCAAATCGGCCTCATGGCTCAGGACGTTGAAAAGCGTCACCCAGAGGCGGTCGGTGAATCGCAAGGCTATAAGACCGTTGATTATAAGAAGGCAACCGACGAAGCTGCACATAAGTCTGAAGGTGGTGGCATTATGCCAAACTGGATGGGCGGCGCGGTGCATGAAGCGGGGCATTATGCCATTGGCGGCGTTGCTGACAGCGATCTTTCGGCTCTTCTCGCCCAACAAAAACAGTCATTCGGCCCGTTTGGTCAGGGTGGTCTTTACGGCGGCTCGGCGCAAGCAAACCCTTATAGCACTCAAGGCGGCGGTGCGGCTGGATATGTGCCTGCTGGCAATCTGCACGTTCCAAAGATGTTGCAAGCTTCTGGCATGTCGGCTCCTAAGCAGACATCAACGGCTTCAGAACTGTACTCTAATCTAAAGTCGCTGGATTCGATTGCCTCAGATGTGACGGGTAAGGGTCTCTTCCAGCGTGGCCGTGACGCCACCGGCATGGGCGAGCAATCTTCTAAAAAAGAAGAAGTTAATCGTCCCGCCGAGGCTCGCGGCGGTCTTATTCCTCGTGGTCATTATAATAGCGGCGGCGTTGGTGT